CCCTTAAAGACTGTGGTCACTATCGCTCGCGGATTCTGGTCAAGGACAAGTCGATATCTTGTCTCCACATGCTCATAAGAATTCTCGTCGTTCATCATCGACTTTATGTACTTCTCCAGATTTCTATGAGAGCCATCCCAAGCGCTGAACTGGCCTTTGAAGTTATCAAAATTCACCATACTGGAAAGTTTTGCAGGATCTTTATCGTAATCAGCCTGACACCAGCCAAGAACCTGACCTATTGTAAGCTCATCAGACTTGGTCATACTCATCTGACTAAGGCAGCGATAGAACAAATCATTTGCGGCATCAGGAAGTGATTTCACACTGACAAAATCAGATACCATTTCATCACGATCAGATTTTGAGGCATCTCTCCACTCAGCCAATGTTTTACCTGAATACTCATATTCTTTGGCTGAATGCTGCTGCGCTGCCATCTCATTGTTAGCCGGTGCCTGCTCAACAGGATCAGCAACCAAGCCGATGAGCAAAAGAAGCACCAACATACCAAGGCCATAGAATTTAAGCACTCGACCACGGGTTTCCTGCTTAATCCAGGCTGGCTTTATCAACCCGGCCACAAAGGCAAATAACACAACAATAAATAATAACGATAGGAATACATCCATCCCATTAACTCCTCTTTTCAATCAAAAAGATAAAGGGTATGGGTGAATTAGGAAGTAGACAAGGAAGGAAGTGCAACAGGAAGGATATTTGAGAGGATAAGCCCGGTTCCCCGGGCATTAATTCGCAGTGAATGACGTGGTGTAACCACCGCCACCGACTCGATGCTCTACACGAACGGCAACGTAGTCACCAGTAAAACCATCACGCCAGCCACCTGACAAGGTGATCGGGCTTTCAGCAATGACCAGAGGATTGCCAGGCAAGGTGATATCAAGATTCTTACGGCCACGCTGCAAAGAGGCCAACTCAGAGGCCGCAGCCGCACGGGCTTCTTCGGCGGTAGGGTAAGTCTTTCGCAGTGTCTTACCTGGTTTAGTCTTATCCCCGACCGTTTCACCAGTGCGCCGCGCTTTGGCCTTGTCTTGCCAGTACGCAACAACATGGCCAATGTCAGAACGATCAGCAAGCACAAGCCGATAGGTCGTCACATCAGACTTGGCCAGAACGATTGGCGGCAAGTCCTTCCCGCTGACCGTTTTCCCAAGGTTACGTGGGGCAAACAACAGGTTAGGACCAGCAGGCTTTGAGATTGCATCGTACTCTTTCGCCAGCCTGGTCAAAAAGTGCAGATCACTTTCGCCGGTCTGGTCTATATGCTCGATGAAAGTGGCGGCCAGTTGCTCCGCAACCTTGGGCTGCAAATTATGCTCACCGGCAACCGCTCGAACGATATCGTCTATGGTGACTTTATCCCAAGAGCGGGTCTTGCTGGTTTTCAGCTCCTGGCGAAGGTCTGCACCCCTGGCACGAATCACAATCTTGTCGGGTGGACCAGAAAGCTCTGGCTCATCCACAACAAACTCGCCCATGTAAGCCAGGCCCGTTTCTTCATACCCCAAATGCACCGCAAGACGGGCCCCCTTTCGGGGCACTGCCAATACCCCGTCAGCATCATCAACCGAAATGGTCAATGCATCAGACTGGAAGCCCGCCTCGTCAGTGATGGTCATTTCTATCAGGCGCTCGGCAATCCGGGACGTAATATCCCGGTCGTCGGCAAAAACTCGGAATTGTGGGCGCATAGGTCAATCAAACAGTGAGATTTTCGGAAGCTCCGGGGTCTCTGGTTTCGAGATCTCCGGCAGTTGAATAATCAGGCCAGCGGGAAGCCGTGGGCCATACTCAGCCAGACCAGGGTTCAATTCATAAACCTGGAGAGCATAGTCAGAGCGGCCATATTGACGATAACAAATGTCATCCACCACATCCCCGTCCTTGGTTCTATACTCCACCGGTCACCCCCTTGTATCGGTCTCCGTAGTAAAGCAGCTCCAGGCTAAAATCCAGCTTGCGGGCTTGGCCGTTACGATGAAACACCGTGGCGTTCTCCCGGATACTGGTAATACACCAAAACCCAAGTACCTCACCAATACCGGAAACCAACTGCAGAGGCTGACCAAGGCCAGCTTGAGCGGCCATGGCATCCACTTGCCTTAACCCGCCTTTGTATTCTGGATAAATCACCCCATTCAGGCTGCGCTTAAACTCCCCACGACCGACAAACTGAGGTGCGGCCATGTTGCCAAAACGCTGCTGAGTAGGCCAAAGAAACGACAGCTCCCGGGTGAATGCCTGGTAAGCTGCCGTATCAATAGAAAAACGGTACTGACCAAGGGCCAGCATATAGCTGGCTGCCCGTTCCGTGGACAGCGTTTGGTTTGCTAAGTCTCTTGCCAGGGCCTCCGCCTGGTCTCGATAGTTAAGAGTCATACAGGTCTCCACGGTGTTTCGCCTGCTGCTCATGCATCAGTTGCATGAACTGCTTGCGCACCTCAATAGCCAACTCTTGGGTATTCATGCCCTGATTTCCCTGAACGTGAATATCCAACTGACCGATAGAAATTGTGGTACCACCGCCTGCCATGACTGGCTGGCTAGCCGCCAAGGCTGGTATCGATGCCGATTGAGGCACAGAAACTGCCGGTGCCTGATACGTGGCCACGGTTTCCTGGTACACAGGTGAAAGCTGTACCGGCTCCGCTGCCGCTGGCATGGCTGCGGCACTGGCAGCAATCACACCTGCAGCTGCTGCGGCTTTGGGTGCGCTCACGCGCTTGGCCGCTTCCACTTGTGGCTCAGGTACCGAAGGCTTAACCACCTCAAGCCGGGCAACAGCCTCCGCTTGCTGGCGGGTCTTTTCAGCCTCGGCCAATTGCTCAAGATTAGGCCCTGACTCTTTGGCCTGTTCGTCTCCGCCACCAAAGCCGAAGAATGACTTCACTTTGCTAACAGCACTACCAAGCCAGTCCAGCTTGCCCTTAATCCAGTTAAAAGCAACGCCCCAGCCCTTCATCATCAAGCCGATAGGCGACCACTCGAACACGGTTTTAAGCGCGTCCCAGAGGGAAAAGGCACCAGACTTAATACCTTCCCATGCCGCACCAGCCACGCCGACTGCCCAGCTGATCAAGTTGACCAGGTTGGTAATGCCAGCGATCACCAATTTGACCGGGAACAGCAGGATATTCAGCGCCGCACCGACGAACTGACCAAAACTGGTACCGGCACTGGTGGCGGCCTGTAATGACTCCGCGCTGGCGTTAACCGGCTGAAACAACCGACCAAACCAGTCAAACACTGCTTTCACACCACTCCAAACCCAGCCAAGCGCATCACCAATCGGTGACAATGCAGCAAACAAACCTGAGCAGGACTGGATAACCGGGGCGAACCCCTGAATAAATCCATCCCAAAAACCAGAAAGGAAGGCTTTCAGCGGTTCGAAATACTTGTAAATCAGCACCCCAAGCACAGCAATCAATGCCACAACCGCGACAATGATCCAGGTGATAGGGTTAGCCAAAATCGCCGTATTTAGGGCCCACTGTGCAGCTGTTACCAATCCCATACGGACGGCTGTCAGCTGGCTAATAGCACCAAAGGCGGTCATGCCGTATCGGGTCATGGCCATCATGCTGTTAATGCTTGCCATCGCCAATAACAGCGGCGCACCGGCTAAAGCCAAAGCACCCACTGCAGCGGCGACGAATATCAACCCCTTGGTCAATCCAGGGTGAGCGTTTGCCCATGCTTCAATTCGCCGCGTTACATTCGTGGCCCATACAGCAAAATCTTTAACAACAGGGAGTAAGATATTACCAAGACTGATTTGCAGAGATTCAGCAGCAGAAGATAGCTCCTTGAGCTTTCCTCGGGCGTTATCCCCCATTTTCGCAGCAATTTGAGCAGCCGCTCCATCAGCTGTTCTGAGCACTTGAAGGTATTTGGTTACCCCTCCAGCACCCTCTTGCCCTATTAGCTCTTGGAAGCCGGCAGCGGGCTCCTTGCCCATAATATCCACCAAGGCTTCCAACTGCTCTGCGGACCCCATGTTCTCAGTGGCCTTGGCAACATCACCAAGGATTTCCACCATGTTTCGAACATTTCCGCTAGCATCCCTAGTGCTTACCCCTAAGCGCTCCAATGTTTTTGCAGCAGCTCCGGTCGGAGCAGCAAGGTTAAGCACCATTGAGCGCAGTGTAGTACCAGCCTGCGAACCCTTAATGCCAACATTCGACAACAAGCCAGCCATAGCTGAGGCTTCTTGTAAATCCATGCCAGCCTTTCGAGCTACAGGACCAACATACTTCATGGTCTCGCCAAGCTGTCTCAGGTCCGTGTTTGCTGTAGTGGTCGTCTTCGCCAGAACATCTGACAGCTGCCCCATCTGTTCAGGCAGCATCTCAAAGCTGGACAAAATATCCGATGCAATATCAGACGCACCCGCAAGATCCTCATCCATGCCTGTGGCTTTTGCTAAGTCCAACAGACCTGGCATTGATGCAATAATCTGATTGGTCTTAAACCCAGCCATAGCTAGATATTTCATACCATCAGCTGATTGCGATGCACTGAAAGACGTTTCCGCACCTAACTTTCTTGCCGTGGCAGTTAACTGAGCAAGCTGCTGGTCTGTAGCATTAGCAACAGCACCAACGCCAGACATCTTTTCTTCAAAGTCAGCTGCAACATTTACAGGACCCATTAAGGTATTGGTAATAACCTGCCCTGTTTGCTGAACCCCAAAGGCCGCCACCGTCATGTTTGCAGAGACCTGCATGCTCTTTTGCAGGCGTTCTTTCGACTTGGCCACACGGGCTTCTATCTCTGCGATTCTCTCCAGCTTTTTGGCCTGCCGGTCAAACTCTTGGTTTAACTGACTGGCCTCCTGCTTCGCCTTCGACTGAGCCCCGGCAAGGTCCTTGGTGGACACTCCGGCTCGGTTCAGTGCCTGGCGCATTTCTTGGAGCTTCTGGGTCTCCTGCAGGTGCGCTTGCTCAAGCTGGTTAACTTGACTCTTCGCTCGCTCAAACTCTTTGTTGAGCGATTTATTATCCCGCTCAACTTTACGGAATTCTTGCCCTAGCTTGTTAGCTTCTTTCTGGGCTTGTTTAAACCGATACGTCAGGAGATCATTAGGCTGTTCAGCCGCCTTCATCTCCTGGGCCAGCTCGGCCACCTGCCTTTCTGCTGCCGCAAGCTCAACTTTGAGCCTTTTAGTCGGCCCCTCTGATTCTTTTATCTGGATGGCAAGCCGCTGGACTTCTCCCTTCGCTTGACTTACTCCAGCTGCAGTATCTCGGCTCTGTTTTAGCAACTCACGAAAAGCGTTGAACTGGTCGGTCTGAGAATCGATGGCTTTCAGCCGTTCCTGAGTCTTTTTCAGCGACTCAATAACCTGACCAGAAGCTCCCGCCACGTTCTTGAGCGGGGCGCTCATTTTGTCGATGGCTTGGAGCTTGACGGCCAGGTTCATGTTTTTTGATGCCATACGCCACCCAAGAAAAACGGGCTATCTAGTAGCCCTGATTTTTAACCTGGTTCATGGCCTTGAACCGCTCGATGGCCAACTCTCGCCAGCGCATCAGCTCATCAAAGTCCATACCGTCCATTTGCTCCGGCGGCCAATGGAAGACCGCCGCAATATCAGCCCACGCTTCGTCTACTGAGTCGGGAGCTGCTCTTTGGTGAAAAAAGTGGCGACTTCTGTCATCACCTCCAGCAGGTCAGCCGGTTCCAGTTGATAGAAGTGCTGAGCCGTGAAACCGTTAATCGCAATACGAGGCACCAGATTCGCCACTGCACCGGCATCCATTTGGATTACATCCAGCAACTTGAGGCCACGCAGGTCACCTGGCATGGGTTTGCGCAGGGCAAGGTGTTTCATCTTGCCGCCACCGACCGCTACATCCAGCGTGATCACTTTGTCGGCACCAGGGAACTCCATCGGCTTCACTT